AGGTTTGTTTGCTGGTGCTTGTCCAATGTAAGCCATTAATTACTCCTATGTTATTTCTAGGATTGATAATGTTGCATCTATTTTAGCTGATACTGAACAATCTATTTTTAATATATCAGTTGTTTGAAGAACAACTTTACCACCTGTTAAAAGTTCTAAAGATGACCCAGCAGGAATACTGACATCTTTAATTAATAATACTGTTTCGTTTGTTTCTGTATCTGATGTGTCTGATACTAATTGAACATCTGCTGTGACAGTTGTAGTGTGAATATTACAAAGTGTTAATCCAATAACAACTGTTGTTGTAGATGATGGAACTGTGTAAAGAGTAAGTGGAGTTCCAGCCGAAGATGGCATCGCACCATTTGTTTTAACTTTAAAAGTATTTGCCATTTATTCTCCTTATCCTAAAGCTATTGCAAGTGGCAAAGCATTTGGGTCAGTTTCAGATATAGTACCTGTGACCGACATTGTGCTAGTGATTGCGTTGCTTGTTGTATTAATACTAAATAATTCTATGTTATCTGAGCCATCGTTTATCTTAACTTTTAAAAATCCTGATGTTCCTGAATCTACCCAAATCGTGCCTGTGCCTACTGATGATGGTGCTGAACCACCAATATGTTGTGTGTTTAAAGCACCTAATATATTATTAAGTTCAGTTCTAAAACTTGCAAAACCTTGATTGGCTAAAACTACATCTGATACTTGACTCATATAATCCTTTTATTTTATTTTTATGTTGATTTCAAGCCATGTCCTACAACTTGATAATCAAATGTTCTGCTTATTCCTGTATTACTACTATTATAAAACCTTATTGTAAAGGCAGTTTTTGATTTACTTGTGATTTGATAATAGTCTCCTGTTTCTAATCCTTGTGCTGAAATACCAATACTCGGAGTTGCGAAAAAAGAATTTACAAAAGTTATTGTTGTTCCTGAAGCATCTGAAACTACATCTTGTCCAGCTTCAGTTCTTTTCTCCATATTTACTTTAGCTTGTAATGTATGAACTTTTGCTCTGACTTTATTATCATCGCTTGTAATCTTACATCTAAATTTAAAAAATCTACCTTTTATTGTACTTTGCTGTGCAATCTTTTGAAAACTTGTAATGTTATCAAGACTTGTATTATCTGCTCCAACCTGTACTTCTGCTCCACATTGAATTTCAGGAGACCCATCAAAAGGTGCTTTAGCATCTTCAAATACTGTTGCACCTCTACCTGAGTCAAATAAATCATATTCATCTTCTGAACTCATGCCAATAACAGCACCTAAATTAGTATCATATATAGCATCAAGACTAAGAGTATTATCAAATGTATAAAAACCTGATGACTTAATATTTCCATTAAAATTTGTGGGATTTGAAGTGGAGTCTGTTCCACCTAAATCAAATACTCCCTCTGCTGATTCCATGTTGCCAACTAAACTATCAACTTGTGTAATCGTATCTAATATTAATACTTTTCTACCAGCATTATCTTCTGATATTGCTACATTACTGTCTCTTGTTCCATTAAAATCTGCCATTATTCACTCAAAGTTAAAACATTTTGGAAATTTTGTAATCCTGAAATGTTTGTTGATACAATAGAAGCATTTGCTGAACTATTACCTAATTTATCTACTGCTTTTATACAATAACTACCAACCTGTGCATTTACAACTAAACTGTTTGATTTTCTTCTTACTACTTTTGCAATAGGTGTACTTTCGTTCCAAGTAGCACCACTCAAAACATCTTGAAATCTTATTTCGTACCAAGATATATCTAAATCTGTAACAGGTGTCCAAGATAACTCCATTTGATTTGAGCCAACCATAGATACAGATAAATCATCAACATCGTTTGGTATTTCTGTTGCACCAATTATTTTTCTTGAAGCAGATACAAAAGTTGAAGATACACCAAAACTATTGATAGCTTTTACTCTTACATCATAAGTCACATCATCTACAGCATTTAACAATTCATGTCTTAACTGTGTACCATTTGATATTATTTTAAAATTAGACTCTGTGCTTTGTTTTGCTTCTACTTGATAAAATTGAACAAATTTATCTGTGCTTGGAGATATAACTATATTTAATCTAGTCAATACAACACCATCTGCATATTCAATCATTTCATCTGATAATGTTAAACTTGCTGGTGGTTGAATACTAAAAGGATTTGGTAAAGTGGTTGCTGGTGTACTTGCTACCTGACCCTTTGTTGCAAATGTATAAAAACTATCTTGATGTTCTACTAATTGCAAAGTCACTTCATAATTTTCATTAAATACCATTTCAAGAACTCTAAAAGCTTTATTGGTAAATCCTAAACTTGATAATGAAATATTTACTATGTCTCCGATGTGTAATTCGTATGCTTTGAAACTACAAGTAATACTAAGACCTAAAGATTCTCTACTTCGTCTTAGTATAATTTCAGCCATTTCTTCAGCTTGATATGGAGATGTCAAAGTTTTAAAATCAAATCTTCCCTCTAATAAAAAACCACCATCTGCTGTTTTCATTGTTGCGTGTTGATCTGCTGATGGCAAACTACTATCGTCAGTTGGTGGAAAAGTAATTTGGTCAGCCTGAAAATTACGATCAGGATTTATAAATGTTGCAATCACTCTATTATATTTTGAATTTTTTGTAGGAGAGGCTAAACTATATCCACCAATAATATCATCCTCATCTAAAGATACTGAAGCTGTACCTGTTGTTTCAATAATTAATTTATACTTCCCTTGAACATAAGGCATATACCCTCTGCAACCTTTTAATATATCTCTTACATTATCTATAACTTTTTTTGATGTATCTAAAACAGCATTACAATCAAATAAATTTATATCACTACCACCTGAAAATGGTGTGACTTGTGTAACGCAAACTTGTGAAGCATCATAAAAACTTTGTAAATTTATATCTGCTGTTGCAATACCTTTTCCATATCTTTCATTTCTTAAATAATCTAATAAACAAAAAGCTGGATTTGTAGAAAAAGATGCAGTTTGTTCTGATAAGTTAGATGCCAAAGTAACAACTTTTCTTCCTTTTATTTTAGCTTGAACTTGTGGAACACCACCAAATACATCAGGATTCCATTTAAATTTTAAAGCTAAATAACAAACACCTGATAATTTATGATTACTTCCCCATGAAGATAAACTTGATAATAATGATGATGCACTTTGTCCATCAGTTCCAAAATGTGGCTCAATCGTAATTGTGCTTTCTGCTGATGACCCCTCAACATTTGGGTCTGCTTTAAAAAAATTAGAATCTGAACTTGCAACACTTCTTTGTGTGTTATCTGTTAATGCTCCATCAAATGTAACTACTTTATCATCAACTCTTATTTCTTCTATTGAGTTTATCTCTCCCTCACACAAAGCTAAAGCAATAAATAAAAATTCATTATCTGTTCCCGAAGTTTCAATAAAAACTCTTGTACCACCAATCAATCTTTCTCCATATACAATAGGAAGTGAAGCATTATTTGATTGTTTATTTAGTAATATTCCTTTTTCTGTTTCTTCAAAATCATTTGTTCCAAAGTCAGGTACATCAGGTTTTAATGATCTTGTAAATAACCAACCTACAGCAAAAATACCTAAAGCTACAAAAGGATTAATATTTCCTAAAAAATTAAATAATTTTACTGCTCTAAAAACTTTTGTTACAGGTTTAAATACCTTTTTAATTGATTTTAAAAAACCCATTATTTTCTACCCCACTTTAAATCTAATACTGTTTGACTTGCATAATCCATTCCAACATCTGTACTAAAAAATCTTTGTTGAGAATTATTATTTGTTTGTCTGCCTGATTTTTTGTTAAAATCTGCCCAATGAGATACTATTGTTAATATTACAGTTGATTCTGTATTTGTTTCATCTATTTGAAATGTCTCTATGTTTCCTGAATATAAAAGAATTGGGTCAGCTATTAACGAATTTGTACTATTTAAAAATCCTCTAAAAACATCAACACTATCATTAACAACATTTTCATTTAAAACTGTAGATATAATTGTTTGATCTGCACCTGACAAAGCAAGTTGCAAAGATGCTTTTGTTAAATCTGTTTGCTCTGTAAAACTAGGAATAGATATTAAAAAAGCAGAAGAAGTATATGTAACACTAGAGCCTGATATTGAAGAAGTTAAATCAAAACCATTATCTGTAATATTTAATGGTGTTCCAAACCCTATAGTAATAAGATGAACAGGTCTAATCTCTCCTGTTAATAACTCGTTTTTTACTGCTGTCGTTAGTGTTCTCGCCATGTTCCTCGTAATATGTTCTAGTTATGGTTTCTGTACCTTTTAACATGGTAAAATTAAATTTGCTATCAGGTTTTTTATATGCTTTTAAATCATTAATTTTTTCGTCAATCTCATCTTCATTTACAATAGCTGTAGCTTCAAAGTCTGCACTAATTAAGTGTGTAATCTTATATTTTTTCATTAAAGAGTTTCTTCAACATCCAACTCAAATTGATATAAAACATTACCATCTTTATCGCTACCAACAGCACCAAATTCTTGAACATCGTTTGTTAGATGGACAGTAAAAGGTACATTATCATAAGTAACTACTGAATCATCTGTCAAAGCTGTAATTATTGGTGGCTCTATTGTAAGTGTTGCTTCATTTGACCCATCTGCTGTTGCGTCTGCGACCACCATATAAACTTTATTATGTGATGCAAACTTTATGTAGTCTCCAGCTTTTAAAGTTCCTGTCATGCCATCAACTGCTATTGTTGTATCTCCTACTGCATGGACACCATTAACTAATACTGTTCCACTTATATTACCTCTAGCATCTTCTATTTCAGGTGGGATTATTGTAAAATTTTCTTTTTGTGATCTTTGCTTCATAATAAAAGCCATAAGTTCTCCATAAACATCTGATCTTTTTGCTGTAATTATTCTAGCTGTAAAACTAAATCTTTGATTACCTACTTGTCTTGCAAGTTTTTTACCTGATATTGATTTTGAAATTAAAGTATCTTGTGTTGATGAAATACCTAAAGATTCAAATTTAGCAGTAGATATTGGAAATGCACCAGCCATTATATTAACTCTCCTCTACCTTTTTCAGCTAAAGCATTATTTATAATAGATGATATTGTACCTCTATTTTCAACTAAAGCTTCGTCAAACCCTCTTGAATCTATTGTGTTAATTGTAAAGTTTACATTAACTGCACCACCACCTGTACCTCTAGCTGATTGTGTTATTTGACCTGATGAGTTTGGTATAAATAATTCAGCACCTCTTTCTCCTACAATAGTTGGCTGTCCTTTTCTAACAGCACCACCTGAAGCAAATAGTTTTAAACCACCACTTCCTCCTCCTCCTCCACCCATTGCCATAAGTAAAAATTGTAATGCAACTTGTTTTTGTTTTTCTTTAGTGATGTTTTTTTCCATAGCCAATTTATCTTTGTCTTGTTTGAATATTTTTTCTATTATAAATTTTTCTATTGTGAGCAACATTATTCTTTCAATCATTTTAGCAAGTACATCTACCAACAAATTTTGTGCTAATTCTTTAAATGACATATTAAGGGATTTACCAAGAACAACTGCTTCAGCTATTGATCTTGATACTTTGCTTGTAAATGAATTAATTGTACTTAGTATTTCTGATGACAAAGAAAATTCTGAGTTTTGTTGTTTTAATTTTTCTAATACTTGACCAGCAACATCATTTTGTTTTTTAAATTTTTCTACACCCTCTGCTTCTAATTCGTGAAATTTTAATCTTTTTTTATTTTGTTCTGAAAATATAAAGCTTTGTAATTGTGCTTGTTTTTCTTTTGCTTTTGCTATTGCGTCTTCAACTTTAGCAATATCTACAACTGATTTTTTAGTTTGCACCATAACTTTGTGTAAATCTCTTGCATCAGGCAAACTGTTTTTTACTTCATGTTTAAAATCTTTAAATCCATCAGCCATATCGTCAAATAATTTTTCCATACCTTTAAATGCTACAAATATTGCACCACCTTTGGCTATGGCTTTTGCGATACCTAACAAACCACCTTTTGTAAATAATGTTGCAAAACCAAAAGTCATCATAGCTTTTGCTACATTGGTTATTGCAAATGCTAAATTAGTAAATAATGTGACTACTTTTACTGATATTAAAATCATTATAAGATTTTTAAATGCGTTCATGTTATTTTTCATAACCACAACTGCATCTGCAACTTTTTTAACTGCAAACCCTAAAGCAATTCCAATATCTTCTGCAATTCTATCAATTTGTTTTGAGTTTTCTTCCAAAAATTTATCTAACGCACCAAACTCTTTTTTTAGACTTTCAAACAAACCAGCTTCTAATATAGTTTTCTTAAAACTAAATATTTTATCTCCTATCATTGATAAAGTACCTGTAAAAGTTTGTGCTAAATCATCAGTAGCTTTTCCAAATCTTCCACCTTTACCAAATACTTTTTCAAATGCTTTAACTGTATCTTCAATAGAAACTGTTGCTCCAGCTTTAAAGCCAAGCATATTTCTTACACCTTTTTCTCTAAATAAATCTGCTGACCCTATACCAGCACTAAATGATCTTTGTATTTGTTCTGCTGTTGTTCTAAAATCTAATCCTGTGACAGATGCTACATTACCTGTAATCTGCAACATCTTTTGGAGATCGTCTGCATTGTCTGTGACAGTTGCTAATATCCCTGACCCTGATTGTATTTCTTCTAGTGAAAATGGTACTTTAGATGCAAACTTGACCATATTGTCAAAAGCTTTTGCACCCTCATTG